CAAGTACGATTGACTCAGACACAAGTTAGGCTAGCTCGCCAACTTGGAATTAGTCCTGAGCAATATGCAAATCAATTATTAAAGGAGGCAACATAATGTCTGACGAAAATAAAACTGAAGAGATTATTGAATCTCCAAATCAAGAGCGTTCCCCTAGGGGATTAGATAGTCGAGAGGCTACCCAGAGAAAAATGAACTGGGAAAATGAAAGCAACCTACCTGACCCTGAGCCACAAGATGGCTGGGTTTTCAGATGGATTAGAACTTCTCTTTTAGGGAATAGTGATAATCCTAATGTATCAAGAAGGTTTCGTGAAGGATGGCAACCTTGTCGTTTGGAGGACCACCCTGAGCTTCAGGTACATATGATGGACCATCAATCTGAATGGGCAACTAAAGGTAATATTGAAATCGCTGGTTTATTGTTATGCAAGATACCAAAGGAAGTTGTAGACGAAAGGAACAAGCACTTTGAAAATATTGCACAGCAACAAATAGAAGCAGTTGATAATACCTTTTTTAAAGACCAAGATAGTAGGATGGCTACTAAAGAAGTATATGAACGCAAATCAAAAACGACTTTTGGTAAAGACTCTTAGAGTCTAATTTAATAATTTTTTTCTGCAGTATTGCAGAGGAGTAAAATACTATGGCTTCAACAGCTTCACCTATGGGTGCAAGACCAGTAGGCTCTTTAGTATCGGCTGCTTACAACGCAAAGATTACTCACTATAAAATTAACAATGCTTATGGCACAGATATTTTTTATGGTGACTTTGTTAAGTGGGCAGATAACAACCCAAACACTACAATCCAAAAGGATACTGGAACTACTTCCATGACTCCTATTGGAGTATTTTTAGGTTGTTCCTATACTGACCCTTCAACTGGTCAAACAACTTTTAATCAATATTACCCAGCATCAACTGCTGCGGATGATATTATGGCATATGTTGCTTCTGACCCATTCTTAGTAATGCAGATGCAATCTGACGAAGCTCTTACTCAAGATGACTTGGGCAAGAATGTCGCAGTTGTTCAAACTGGTGGCTCAACAGCTATCGGCACAAGCAAAAATGCAATCGATGGGAGTACAGCAAACACTACCAATACACTACCTTTAAAGATTATCGACTTTGTCGAAGGTCCTGATAGTGCCATTGGTGATGCAAAAACTGATGTACTCGTAATGTTTAATGTAGGACATCAGTTGTTAAATGCAACTGGTATCGGTTAAGGAGAATAAATTATGGCTGCTATTTCAAGAGCAAATGAGTTAAAGCAACTCCTACCGGGATTAAATGCCCTCTTTGGCGAAGAGTACGCAACTCATGACAATGAGCATGAGGAAATCTATACAACTGAAAACTCTGAAAGAAGTTTCGAAGAAGAGTTAAAGCTGTCAGGATTTGGTGCTGCTCCAGTAAAAGACGAAGGTTCAGCTATCACTTATGATACTGCACAAGAGTCTTTTGTCGCTAGATATACACACGAAACTATAGCAATGGGATTTGCTGTGACAGAAGAAGCAATGGAGGATAACCTCTATGTGCAACTATCTGCTAGATATACCAAAGCTTTGGCTCGTGCTATGGCGTACACAAAACAAGTGAAAGCTGCATTACCACTTAACAATGGTTTCAGTTCTTTCCAAAGTGGTGATGGTGTAAGTTTATTCAACACATCACACCCACTTGTTAATGGTGGTACAAACTCAAACAGACCAACAACTGGTGCAGATTTGAACGAAGCTTCTCTAGAAGATGCGATTATTCAAATTGGTAAGTACACAGATGAAAGAGGTCTTAAGATTGCTGCTAGAGCAAGAAAGTTAATCATACCTTCTGAGCTTCAATTTGTAGCAACTAGACTACTTCAAAGTGACTACAGAGTTGGTACTGCAGATAATGACATCAATGCAATCAAAACTAATGGAGTAATTCCTGAAGGTTTTGTTGTAAACCATTATCTGACTGACACTAACGCTTTCTTCATTACTACAGATATTCCTGATGGAATGAAGCACTTCGTTAGAAGTCCAATGACAACCAGCATGGATGGTGACTTCGAAACTGGAAATGTTAGATATAAAGCTAGAGAAAGATACTCCTTTGGTGTATCAGACCCTCTAGGCATCTACGCAAGTCC